TTGAAATTAAAGATAATATTGTTTCTATTACAAATCAAAATTTAATTTTAAATGGAATATTGCAATTAGAAATTAAAACTATATATACTTTAAAAATACCAATTATTAATATTACAAATGATAAAAATATTAATTTAACTAATACAACTATTAACGACACTAGAATAAAACTATATGATATTAGTAATAATATTATTAGCACTAATAATATTAATAATAAACAAATATTTTGTGATATAAGCTGTAATAAAAATTATTTTTATCAACTTAATATTGAATATAATAATGGTTTTATTGAAAGAAAAAATGTAGACTTTTCTAATAATTATTTTGTTTCAGAATTAGATTTAAAATATCATCAAATAAACAAAATTAATTTAGATATTATAGATATAAATTTAAAATTTATACAAGATATTTCAAATAATATAAAAGATACACTTAATTTTACAATAACAAATATTTCTTCTTATGATTTAAGTGAATATGACACATTTTGGTTAATTGCAACAAGTCTAAACAATAAAAAAATAACCAAAGAAATTTTTATTCCCGTTAAATTACTAAATAATGTTTTTTATATTTATGGAAATATATCAGCTTATATAAATTATTCATGGTCATTATATGTTATATATAATGATAACCAAATTATACCAAATTTATTTAGTATTTTACACCATGAATTAAACTATACTACTACAACAAAAATTAAATATTCAATTAATCAATATGCATATCAATTACCAATGATATTTCATGTATCTTCTAATAATAATGTACCATTATATATTTTTTATAATATTCACATGACTGAAAATGCTACTATAAAAATTGATAATAATATTATTAAAAAAATTTGTCCTATTAATTCTAGTCAATTTTATAGATACTCTACAGTAGAGATTACACCGATAGTTATAAAAAATATACCTATTATGTTTGAATTTACAAATTTACAAAAGTATCAATCAAAATCTGATTTAATAAAACTTCTTCTTAATAAATTTGATGAGACATTTTTAAATAATACATTTTTTGGAGATATAATTAAATTATTAGAAAAATCTACAAATTTATACAAAGATTTAATCATAGATACAATTAAAATGTTGAAAGAGTTAGGTAAATCAATAGAAACAGTAATTGATACGTCTAAAATCATAAACAATTTAAATTTAACAAAATATAATAATCGTGATTTTGATAAATATTCTGTATTAGCACCAAAGTATTATAATATTAGTCAAAATAGTTTAGATATAGGATTAGGTATTAACACAATTAAACTTTCAAGTGATTGGTATATATTAACACAGATTAAAGATATATATACACCGGCAAATAAAATTTCTACAGATTTACCAGATTATCTTAAAAATGTATCTAATACTATGTTAAAACAAATTGATTATATAGTATATAATGAGGATTTTCAAAATATATTCAATAAAAATCAATATCAAGAAAAATATAATTACAAATATATTTTAGAAAATGTAATTAACAACAATATTATTAAAACTGAAAATTATACTATTCAAACTTTATACGACATGTCCAATAATTATTCAAATTTTACTGAAATTTATTTTGATAATATTTTAATTGATATTTCATCAAATAATGATGTATCTGGTGGAAATTTATTTGAAATTAATAATGAAAAAATATTATTCACTGAAAAATTTAGATTAGATACTGATGCATATACAGTAGATAAATTTAATTATTTAGGTTCTATTGTATTTAAAAATGGTAATTTTAATTTTAATAATGATATTTCTAACATCCAATATGTGCTTACAGATGATTTAAAAATTATTGATTTATCAAATGTTAACATGAATAATTTAAAAACATATTGTAATAGTTATCAAATAACATTATCGTCGTCATTATCGGAATTTACACCTATATCAACTAAATATGTTTATAATGTAGAAATACCAGAATATACTGATGCTATAACAACAAATAAAGGAATTTTAATATCTGGAAATTATTATAATTTATTTAAGAATACTAATTATATATTAGTTGGTGATAAAGAATTAATTTTAACACAATGGGCAATTATTGGAGATTCAAGTGGTGGAAACATGACTACATTTATCTCAGATAAAACAATAGATATAAATAACATAAAAATATTAAATGGATTTAAATCAAATATAAAAGTATCAGGAACACAAAATAATAAAATAGATAAAAAATATAATTTAATTGATTGTATTCAAAATGGTATTGATACATATTATTCTGTTGAAACATCAATAAAAGTAGAATTGTATGATTGTTCTAAAAATCAATTATTACCTCCTTTTAATATAGTTAATAATCAAATTTCTTATAATCATGATAATAAGAATTTTATAATTGAAAACTTTAATAATGATTATTGGTTTAAATTAGATAATAATATAATTCAAGGTTCAAAATTAAGAACTTTGGATATATCTGGAAATTATGATTTATCATTATATCCAAATAAATTTTTAAAATTAATTGATACTAATGCTATTGCAGATATATCAAATGGGTTTTTAAATTTATCAAATATACAATTACCTAATTATAGTTACTATTATATTGATAATTATGTGTACTATATAAAAGTTTTATCATCTTCATATTCATTAACTGATTATTTAATTAAAAATACAACAAAAAAAAAAGTTTATTTATTAGATGATTCAAATTTTAGAAAACGTCATTCACAATATATATCTATTATTGATAATATATCTTCAGAAAAAATTCTTCCAAGTACAGATATTTCTGGAATACAAATTTATAGTGATTCGTGTAAATTAATATCTAAATATGGGTATGATTATAAAAATAAACAAGGTAGTCCTGTAGATAATGAATTAGATTTATATCTTAATTTTTCTATTAATAATAATAAATTTATAAGACCCATTAATTTTACATCAAATACAAATATAATTAAAGTTAATTTAACTATTGGGTCAATAGATTACAATAACTTTTTATTTTACAAGAAAAGTGATTTATCTAATAATAAAATAAACGGTACTATTAATATTTCGGGTTTATTTAGTTCAGATAGTAATTTTAAAATTACTCAAAATAATTTTACTTTAACTGATTGTGAAGGAATACAAAAATATAAATTAATTGACGCGTCTAATAATTATACTTACGTATGGACATTATCATTAGATGATAGTATTATTAATTATGATAATTCATTAGATTTACTAAAAAATATTTCAGACCCTATAATTATAAACACTAACGACAATTTAATAGTAAATTTGGATCAATATACTTTAGAAAATAATAATAATAATATTGTGGATTTAAGTAATAATAATTTATATTTTATGAACTATTTTGAAAATAGAACAAGAAAACAAATATATTATAATACAAATATAATTGACAAATATTCATTACAAAAATTAGAATATAATCATAATTCATCGGAAATAATTTATTGTAAATTAGAAGATTTGGGTATTATTAACGAGACTAATATTAATGGAAATCAATTAATAGTTCCTAATTATACTAATTGTAAATATATAATTTTAATAGATGCTAGTTCAAATTATAAATATTGTAATGTTTTAGCATCTGATGAAACAATTAATAAATTAATAGTAGATGATGAAATAGACAATAATATATATAATGTTTATGGATTTAAACGTAATTTAATTTTAACAAAAAATGAAATCCATATTTGGAAAGCATTAACAAATTATTATTACTTGTCAACACAAAAAAATAGTTTATTTGCAGATGATATTATAATGATTCATGATAATATTTTTAGAGTTATTGGATTGAATTCTTTTAAAAATATTTATGAAATTGAATTAATTAGACAATATAATAATATTAAATTATACTGTAATGGTTATTATCTTTTATATAGTAAAAATTATGAACCAAATATTCCAAAATACGAACCTATAGTTAGTTTTACGTATGGTGATGTTTCAGGATTTAAATTTAATATTGATAGTTCTGAAAATTTAATAATGAATAATAATGTAGGTTCTTTTTGTATTAAAGAAGGTAATAATATATTGTTATATTATAAAGATGGTAACTTGTATAATCCATTTAATTATCTTTTAAATAATAATGATTATATTGTATATAATTCAACTTTATATAAAATTAATTTTATATTAAATGATATTATTTATTTAACAACTAGTATAACAAATATTTCATTAAATAATTATTATCAATTTTATAGTCCATTTCAACCATGTTTCATGGAAAATTTAATTTTTGATAGTTCTGGAGTTTTAACTAATTATTATCAAAAAAATATTGACTATTACTTTGAATATGAAAATAACTTTATTAAATCTACAAATAAATTAATGAATACTGCTTTATACACACGTGTATTAAAATTATCTAAACGACAATATTATTTTGAGAATAAAAAAAATTCATATATTAATGGTACTTTTAATGGTTCTATTGTTACTATAACAGAAAATTTATCTGGGTATGATTTTTTCTTTGAACAACCAATTTTAGTTAATAATATTATTAAATTTATTAAAAACATAAATGGAACTAATTTTACAGTTTCTAATGGATTTAACGTTAATGAAAATGAAGAAAATTTTCCTATTGCAACTAAAGTTAAAATTTATTTTGGTAAAAGAAATTCTCAAAACATTTATTCAAATTATTTATTGGATAAAGTAAATTATTTAAAACCAGAACTAAATTTGGGTGTATATCACTATTATGATATAAGTTCTGGTAAAATAGTAAATTATGATACTTCAAGTAATTATTTACCTAAATTAAATTGTGTAATTTTTGAAGATAATTCTTTTTGGATAAATGATGATACTAAAAATTTTTTAAATTTAAATAAAAGTTATCATATATTATTAGAAAAAACAGTAAATCAACAATATGTATCACATTTATGTCAAATTGAATTTCCAAATAAATTAAAACTATTTACAACATTTGAAAACTATAATTCTAATTTTTATTTAAATAAAATTTATCCAATTAAAATAAATGTAAATAATACATTTGAGTATTTAGACATGGTGATATATAAACAAAAACTAATAAATAAAAAACCATCAAATAAAATAGAAATATGGAAAAAATTTGAAATTAATGTTAATGGATTAGTTGAAACTATTCAAGGTGGTTTTCAAGTTCAAGTTAATATAGGAGACTTATCAAATTATATCAATACATATGAAATTTATATTGATAAAAAAACTTTATGTAATATAGAATTAATTGGTTCTGTATATTATTTAAAAACAAAATATTATCCTAATGAATTTGAATATTTATATACTAAAGAAATAAATTATATAACAGAATTAAAAAAAAATAAGTATTCATACATAATATCTGAAAATGATATTTTTAAAAAGAAATTTGGATTAGAATCAATTAAATTACCAATAAATTTAACATATAAATCTGTTATTAATTATTATTTTTATAATTTTGATAATAATTTAACTTATATTAAAGATATGTATAATAATGTTGATATAAGCAATAATTTTTCAATTGGTGATTTAAATCTTTTGATACAATCAACATATATTGATAAATATAATAACTATCGTGTTATTACAACTAATGATGAAGTTTTAGATAAAACTATATTTTATATTAATAATATCAATACTAATATTTTTGATGATACTACTATACAGAATGATATTGAAAATGTATTAGAAGAAATTATTTTTGAAACAGATTTTTATAATACAATATTATTTAATAAAATAAAAACTTGGAATACATGGTCTATTCTGACTAATCCTGAAACTGAAAAAAATCAATATCTAATTAATGGACCATTAACTTTTAATAAAACTTTTAGTTATAATGAAAATGGAAACTATTTTACTAATAACGAAATTTTAGATTTAACTAAATCATTATCATCTCATATATTTACTACAGTTAAATATGAAAAAATAATATATTATCAAAAAGAATTATACAACCATTTAAATATATTTTTTAAGTATTCTGATTTTTGGCAAGATCCAATAACTTATATTAATAATTTTGCTATTGATATTAGTTCAGAAATAGTATTTGATGGTATACATTTAAAATTAAATAATGAAATATTAGATGATATAATTATTAATAATCAATTTGATATTTCATATAATTTTGCACTATCTTTAAATATACATGTGTCAAGAGATATAAATTTGATAAAAACAGAAATATTTAATTTTATAAATAATAAAAGAGGTAATGATTTATATGGTGTTAAAATATTAGATGTATTAAACGAATTAGTAAAAATATCAAATGAATTAAATAATTTTAAATTAACACTAAAAAATTTTTATTACGAAACAAAAAATTTTAGTGATTTACTATTGAATGTTCTTAAAAATGAGTTATATGGTACATTAAACAACTTTAATAGTAATTTAGATAAATTACAAACATCTTTAGCAGTAGATGATTTTTCAATAAGTGGTATCGATGTTAAAAATAATATAATAATGTATAATAAAACAAATGATATAGGAAAAATTATATATGAATATCCTATTGATACTTATCAAATAATGAATTTAATAAATATACCATATGATACTAATTATTCTATTGATACAATTACTGGGTTGTATCCATATAAAATAATATTATTTGATGAAAAATATAAGGCTTATACCGTATATAAAATAGATTTTTTAAGTGGAACAAATACATTAAATGAACCTATAACTATAGAAAATCCTATAGTATATAATAATCAAATTAATTTTCATTTTAATGAAAACTTTGATATAAATTCAAATTATGTTATTTCATCATTTAAAACTTATGATGTTTCATCTGAATTTTTAGGGTATTTATATAAAGTTGATATTCCTTCTATTAATTTTAAAGATTTTACATCAATTAAATACAAAAAGAGTGAATTTGGAACATATGACGATTATCTGATATTACCAACTATTTTAGAATCATTTACATCATATATTCAAGCTGAAACACCAGTTGGTGTGTATGAGTACAGTATATTAAATAATAAAACAATAATTACATTAATAAAATTAAATATTTCTATAGATATTTTATCAACAAAATATATATCTTATTATAATGATAATTCTAATTTTCATAAAATAGAAAAAATAGATGGTAATACTATAACAATTGATGGTATTATAAATGAATTTATTAATCCTAAAATAGTTATTACAATAAAATCACCAGATGATTATGTATTTAATAAAACAAAAGTATATCGATTATTTTTATCCGAACCATTAATTACATATGCTGATTATATTAATTTTAAAAATGTACCAAAAAATTTTTTAATAAATAATGAAATTAAAGTTATTGACATGAAATTTATTACAGATAGTATAGTGGATATTTTAGTAGAATCATCATTAGATGAAACATATAAAATTAATAATATAGTACATTATGCAAGAATAGGCGAATATCCACCAATTCCAATTGAAAAAATAGATAAAGAAAATATGTATTTGTATGGATTTAATGATATTGTACCTTTTAAAGATATTTCTAGTTGTTTTATTTTATATGATATTAGTTATAATAAATTTGATAACATTTTAGGAAAAATAAAAAATTCACAATTTATAGATGATTTTATTAAAGATATATCTAAAAACACATACAATTTATCTATTGATGTAATTCAAGATGTTGATAGTATTAAATTTATAACTAATAAATTTTTAACAGATGACGATATTCATAATCATGTATTTGGTGGGGTAATTAATTCATATGATATTTCTAATTATACATATGATTCTTTAAAAAAAATATTAACTTTCGAAATACCAAAAAATTTAGTTATAGATTCAGATTATTATTATATTGTAAATAATATATATATAGATATTTCAAATATATCAATAAATCAAAATACATTAATAATCACGTGGATACATGATTCACTTTCTGGTAAAATAAATTTCAAACAAGTAATTATTGAAAAAGATATAATAAAACCTAAAATTAATCAAATTTATAATATTGAATTATTTGATAATTTTGATTTAAATGTTAATGGTTATTTACAAGCTATTAATAATAGTGGTAATGAAATAGGTCAGTTTGTTTATAAAATAATTAATACTACTATAAATGATATATTAAATACTAATGAAGTTTTAATTAATAATTCTAACATGTTAAAAGGTACAATATTATACAGTAATCCATTATGTATAGTAACAAATGAATTGATAAAAAATATATATACTTTAACAATAGTAGATACATCTATAACTTTCACAGATATTAGTGCAGTAATAATACAAAATACATATATTCCTTATGAAATTTATAAATCAACTGGATTAAATAAATATAAATTATTAATTCAACAAAATAATATATTTAATACAGATGATTTTACTTTTAAAAGCACGGATAAAAACAAATATTCAATTATAGGAAGATATGGTAATTTTAAATTAGAAAAAATATATCAAAATCAAACATTAGAACCGTCGCCAGAATTAGTATTTAATCTTGAAGAAAAAATAAGTTATATAGAAACAAAACATGCAGAAAAAATTAAATTAAATTCAGATATTTATAGAAATATTTTTGAAAATATCGATTTTTGTATTGGTGATCAAGTGATAGAAAGATTAGATAAAACAACAATGGAAATTCAATATCAGTTTTTAAAAAATTTACAAAAAAAGAAACAAATAGATAAAGTCACAAATATGTATGAATATGAAGATAAAATGAGATTAGTAGTCCCCTTGGAATTTTGGTTTAATAATCAACCTAATATGTATTTACCATTAGTTTCTTTACCATATACTGATGTTTCTCTTAAATTTAAACTAAATAATTTAAATAAAATATTAGCTTCTAATTATATTATTCTATCAGAACCAACTATTAATATTCAAGTTAATATCGATGGTATTATTTTAGATACATTCGAAAGAGAAATGTTTGGTAATAATAAACATGAATATTTGATAGAAAGATTTGTTCAGTATCCTGATAATTTAATAGATAATAAAAGCACCACAATTAAAATGATTTTTAAAAATCCAGTCAAAGACATTTATTACAAAACAGAAATTTTAGATAGTTCTGATACTTGCTTTTATAATACAAAAATTATTATTGATGATTGGCAGAAAGAATATAAAAATAAAAGAGCATTATATAATGAATTTATCAAAACTTGTATTTATACAACTGATATATCAAATAATAATTCACAAGATTTTGATATAATAAGAACATCAATAAGAGAAAATATATTAAAAAATTCAGCTAGATTTATATCTTTTAGTAAATCATATATTTTGATAAAATATGACATTGAAATGACAATATATTTAGATGAAAAATATCAAAAAAATTTTAAATCAGATTCTTTATTAAATCTATTAAGAAAGAAGAAATCTAATTTAGAATTATATTATACAAAAATATATAAATATAAAGAAATTAAAACACCTATTTCAGTTATTGATTCAATGGTAATAAAATCGAATGGTTCCGATTTATTTAGAGAAATTGATTCTACATATTTTAATAAGATAATTCCATATCAAAAATATTTAAATTCTGTTGACATGGGTTATTATGTATATTCATTTGCATTGAATCCATTAGAAGAACAACCATCTGGACATTTAAATTTTTCTTTATTAGAAGATATTGTATTAAAATCTGAAAATAATATTCAAGTATCTGATAAACCTGTTATTTTAAAAACTATTGTAAAAGAATATAATTTATTAAGAATTATGAGCGGATTATCTGCTCTTGCATGGACTAATTAATTAAATATAATTATAATAATAATATTTAAAAACACATAATATCTTATGCATAATATCCCAAGCCTCCTAATCCATTTATAACTCTAAATAAATTTAATTGAATACCGTATGAACGCACAAGTATTGGGTTCTGATAATTAATTAATTTATTTGAATTAATTTGAATATAAGCATCGTCAATTTTACTAAAATTCATTGTTCCTGATGGTTGATAATCTTTTGGATTAATTGCAAAAGAAAACATATGAATACCTTCTTGAGGAGAAACAAAATTATTTTGATATACTTGTACATGAGTATAATATTCTGGTTTACTTAATTCCATTCTATTAGTAGAATTAATTACTAGATATTCCTTTTCTATTATTCTATTTGATATTGATTCTATAGGTTCTAATGTATAATTAAATAAATCATTTGAATTATAATTTGATAATAATTGTGTTCTCCAAAAAATTATTTTTATTGGATTAAAATATGGTATTTTATAAGAAATATTTGTAGAGTAAAATGTTTGTTCTTGTATATTTTGTATAATAGGAACTAAATATTCGTGTTCATTATTAATAAAAAGAAATCTTTCTGTATTATCTAAATATATGTAATTTACTAACAAATAAGAATTTTGTATAGAAGGAACATTAAAACGGAAATAATCTTCGTCTTTAACAATTATTTCAGAAGATATAATATTTTGTTGAAATTTTGTTTCATCGCCTATAATTACATAATTAATATCATTGTTTTTTGAAGGAACAATAAAATCATCTTTAATTTTATCATAATATAATAATCCCTTTGTTTCATCAAAATGAACAAATCTTCCAATAATGGTTTGTGTACCAATCGTTTGTCTTATTAATTCACCTTTTTTAAATAATGTATATGGTTCAATAGTTTTAACATAATGTGTAGGACTTTGAAGATAACATTTATTAAAATCATTAAATTGAACATGAATTTTAATATCATTATGAATCATTGCAATAATTGGTAATGCTAATCCTGAATCTTGACAAAACCAAAAATTTAAAGGTATATATAATTTATAAGAATTTTTACCATTTGTATAATCTGTAAGAAGATCTATATTTCCTACTAGTTTATTACCCCCTTTTTTTAATCCTAAATTAGCTGTTAATTCGCTCCAAATATTAAGATAATCACCAAATTGTCTATCAATTAAAATACCACCTATTTCTAAATCAATATAATTTAATAATGCTAATCCTATTTTTTTTACCCAAGCAAATTTTTTAATTCCTGTAGGTAAAGTAGAATGATTTTCTTTAATAATATCCGGTAATTCTATATAAAGAATAATTTTGCCTAATAAATCAGATGTTTTAGATAAATTTATTGTTACTCGTCTACCAAAATCTGGTGTTGATTTAAAATACTGTGCAACTGTTTCAATAGAAAAATTTGTATGTCTTTTATATGCTAATTTAAAAAAGGTTATTTCGGGTTCAGAAGATAAATAAATATTTTCTTTTCCTACTGAAACTAATAATAATAATCCTAAGCCCATTATTATTAGTTAAGATACATATCTTTATATTATGATTTAAAAAATTTAATAATAATATATGTTTATAATTAACAATTATTAAACATGTTTATTATAAGTGTATTCAATTTTTAATTTATTTTTATATTTTCTAATGTATTTCTTTTGAAATTATATGGTAATATAAATACAACAGATTTCATAAAAATTGTTAAGCATTTTTAAAATGCACAGATAAAGTAAAACTATTATTTAAAGGAAACTAAAATAAATTTTTTAACATTTTTATGAAATCTGCTGTATTATTATTTATATACTTTTATTAAATTAAATTGATGATGGTTATAATAAACATATCTAATATAAAAAGTTTAACTTATTTCTTTTTGTTTTGTTTATAGTCGTTCATAATTTCTGCAAAAGTTGATAAGAACTCACTGATTGATGTAAATTTATTATTCATTGATAATACTGATTTTTCTTGTTTTTTGGCAAGCTCTTCAATTAGATTTAATGTAATATTTCCTGTTTCAGATGATAAATCTAAATTAGAAGCTTTAATAGCTTTATTTAGTACAGTAATATATGTATTAAGTTTAATAATTCTTTTCTCTGTTCTCTCCAAACTAAAAATTTCTTCATTAATAGTTTTCAAATCATCTTCGTCAATCTGTTTACCCATATTTTTTAATAGACTTACAAATTCAGTAACTGCACCTCTAGTCACAAGTGCAGTATTATTAATACCAATTCCACCAACCATAGAATGATTATTTTTCAAAGCATCAATACTTCTAATAAAGTTAGAATAAGAACCAGTATCTGCACCACCATACATATTAGATGATCCGCCTATATAACTAACTGGACGAGTTTTAAAAGACGAAGTATTACGTAATGGTACATCTTGTATTTTTTGTTGTTCAGGAGTTATAGTTCTACTTTCAGGACTAACCATATTTTTAATACCTTTGAATACAATTTTAACAGTTGCTGCTACTTTATTATTTTTTGGGTTGTCTTCTAAATCTTTAACTACATCATCAACAGATTTTTTGTCAAGTCCTAAAGTCCTAGCTAATTTAACTACCTCACCAGAATCAGCATCATCAAAAACAACTCCATTAGAAAAATCTAATGAATTCCATTCGTCAATACAACCTGCTTTATCACCAGATAAACATTTGTATAATAATCCTATGCATTTTGCACCAGAAACTTTTTCACCACATAATAGGGAATGTGACATGAAATTCTGATTTTTTTCTAATCTAAATTGTGGCCAATCTTTCATGTTAGTAAACATATCTTCAAGTAATCTAGTAAATATCTCAGGTTGTTTAATATTTTTCATAATATCTCCTATACTGTTTACAAACATTTCCATATAATTTTCATTAGAGGAATCAGATTCAGGTGGTGTGTTATTTGTATCATTATCTAAAGTGGTTCCAGACACTTCATCAGACTTGTCACCTTCACCTAGACTATTAGTTGCAGATACTTTTATATGATATTTAGTAGATTTAATTAAGCTTGTTAGTTTAATTTCAGATTCAGTTGGTAGGACAGTCAATTTATTCCATGGTTTTGTTTTATCTGCTGACACATAGATAGTATAATGTGTAAAAGGCGTACCTGTTAATACCGTCCATGATATAGTCATTCCGTTTGATTTAATATCATTAATAGTTATTGTAGGTTTACTTGGCATATCTGAGTTTGGTTGTGGTGTTAGTGCTTGTTTATATACATTATCTAGTTGATTGAAAATATATGATGGTATGAAAGTTCTTATATTTATAAGTATATTCATTAAAGATATACCTGAAGGTGGATTGTTCCATATATTAAGCATACCAGGATTTCCTGTAATAACAGCTATTGCATTGTCCTGTGCAAGAGGTGAAACACCACTGGTTGCTGTAATAAATTCTCTTAACATATTTATACCTAAAGTTACGTTAGCTGACGTCTTGATAAGTATAAATTGATTTATTAGAATTAATACTTCTGTTATTATAGATACCGAGACCGAAGAAATTAAACTCTTATTATTTCTTTCATATGGGTCAATATATCTAGTTTGTAGAATAGGAAGCATCATTCCTGTTATTGTACGAATATCATTGTGCTTAGAGGGCATATGCATATTTTTTACTGCATTAATTACGGGTGTTTGTATTGAAAATATTATGTTCTGGTCAAATTTTGACAACTCTTGTAATAATGAATTAGCTACTAGTGTTCCTGTAGCTATTGCAATAGGTTCTCCTTCTTTTGTAACATCATGCTTTAATGATGCGGATACGTTTCTGGCATGTGTTATAAATTCAAATGTTTGCAATTGTAACACCCTAACTACTGCTATTGTTGTTATTTCTTTTACTAGAGATTGGATTCTAGCATCTTTGATAGTAGAAAATATTGTTACATTTAGGTGTTTTATTACTTCAATAGACATTTTTTTAATTAATCCATTTAAAACGTTTTGTTCTGCTGCATTAAGTGGGGTACCAGGTGACCCAGGTAATGTTCTAACTAGATTAGTTAGAACTGGTAGATTATATCCATATCTTTCTCCTAGAACAACAGGAGTAAGTTCTTGTAAAGCATCTGTATCAGCTCGATTTTTTACAAAGATGTTATCGTTCAGTTGTTCGTAGTTATTTATCTCACTCGTTAATTTTCTGTATACACTTGGATTGTTTGGGTTTTCGTTATACTTCTTAACTAAGTCGCGTATTTTTTCTAGACTCCTATTCACTGCCATATTTTCACTCCGACTAGCACCTCCTTCTAATTCTTTATATTTATTATAAAATTTACTCATGTATATATATTATAATAGAAAATTTTTAAAAAACTAAATATTTTTTTTCTAAATTATATTAATGTTTAATTTAGAAACTAATTTTTATGGATTATCAAAAAAAACCTGGGTTATATTAATATGTTTATTAGTTATGTTTTATATATTTTTTAAATGTAAAGAAGAGTTCGTAAATTTAAAAAATGACAAGTCTAATTTAATTAAAGTTTATAACTTTAATACATCTTGGTGTGGTTATTCTGTTCGTTTTCAACCAGAATGGGATAAATTTCAAAAAGAAGTAAACAATTCAGATAATTTATTAAATATACATGCATATGATATCAAATGCGATAATAGTGATAATAAGCAAATGTGTAGTGATTATAATGTACCAGGATTTCCTACTATAATTATAGAAAAAAATGATAAAAAGATTAACTATAATGGCCCAAGAAATACAGAAGCAATAATTGAAACTATTAAAAATTTATAAATAATACAATATTTTTTTCTAATTCCTTATAAAATTCTAAATCTTTAATTTTATCTAATGGGAATTTATCTATTCCTAAATAAGCTCCATACCAAGCTCCTGATATAGCTCCTATTGAATCATTATCACCAAAGAAAAATACATTATTAAAAAATAAAGTATACCAATCAAATTCGGGATTAATAATATCAACTTGTATATTAGATTTATTATCTGGTTTAGCAGATAATAATAAATTATCATAAGCTAAAATAACAGCTTCTAAACCAGAACCACCTATTTGATCAAATCCTTTCATTTTAGATTGATATTTTATAGGAGTATAATTTAGTAAATCTTTAATTTTCTCAATAGGATTAATAAAAATAGATATGTATCTAAATTTCATTTTAGATAATCTTAATTCATTATATTTATCCCAGTAAATAAAATATTCATTAATTTCTTTTTCAACATTTTGTTCCAAATATTTAGAAACTAATTTAGTAAAATAACTTTCTTTATATAATTTAATTAAGTTTTTAGACCATTCAAATGGATTTATATTATTAACAGCATATGCAGTAAATAATGCCGATACAATACCACCTAAATAACCAATTGGATTATTATGTGTGACTAATGACGCAATTAAAGCTTCTTCGCAAACTTTATTATAATCATTCCAATATTTCAGACCTATTGGTGCAGTTCGTATAGCACATCCATTTCCACCATGACTAGTTGAATATTGAATACTTTTAATTGATTTTGTTAATCTAATTTTTTCTAATGAAGATAATGTGGCATTACCTGATTGTCTTTTTTCTTTCTTTAGTTCATCATAATATTTTAAATATGATTTAATATAATTATCAACACCACCTCCGTTATTTACAGCTTCGCATGTAGCTAACATTAAAATTGTATCATCCGATGAATTAAGTTTAGTAATATCTATTAAATCAATCCCGCCTATAGACATAAAATCCTGAATAAATAAATAATTCATAATGACACCATCATTAATAGTATTTATTGCACTTCCGTAATTAAATTCCCATTTCCTATTAAAAAATCCAAAAGTTTCTAAAAAAGAAGAGATATATAAACATCCTTTTACTTTATTTTTATATGATATTTTACCCATTATTATACAAGTATCTTTTATTATTAAAAATAAATTAATTTATTATTCATGTTTAATTATTTAATATTAAATTTTTTATTTAGATATACAATAGAAATATATAAAAATAGTATTATTTTTAAAGAATGTTCATCTAGTGTTATTTATTTATAAAATATAATATAATTTTTTTAATATCTTTATATGATTTAATATGTGTTACATTTAATAAAAATATTATATCTTCAATAGGTAATCGTATTTTATTATTAATAGTTTTTTTAAATTGAGATTTTAATAATCTTTTTTGAGCTTTTTCTGGGTATAATAACATAAATAAATTATATTTATCATCATTATTTTTTACTAAATTATTTACAAGAATTAAATCATTTGAATTAATAAAGTTTTGTAAATCTTTATTATAATTATATTTTTCCCAAAAATTTATAGAAATATTAGAATAAAATGATAATTCAAATACAATATCTAATATTCTTCTGATTTCTTTAGTTTTATTATCAGATAAAATTTTTGATTCTTTGATTCCGAATAAATAACTATTACCTAATATATATTTTTTATGTAATACACTTCCATAATCAAGAAGTTTAATTATTTTACCATATGTTGGTATTTTACTATCAAAAATAGTAATATATTTTTTTTTATTATTTAATATTTTATTACCATATCTATTATTAAATCCAAACACACTCATTTATTAGGATTCTTAAATTAATATTTTAAATGTGTAAAGATAATGTTCTTTAAAATTGAGTTTAATAAAAATTTTTAATATTTAATATAATAATGTCTAAACCATTAGTAACCATTAATTATAACGAACTAAAATTTAATTTATATGAAGTCTTAGGATTAACAAAAGAAGCTACAGGAAGTAGGATTAAAAAAAGTTTTAAAAAACTGGTTATTGAATTACATCCTGATAAAAATCCAGATTCAAATGAAGATATATTTAATCATATTATAATTGCTAATCAAGTATTAAGTAATTCAAATTTAAGAAAAGATTACGATAATTATTTAGATGAAAATAATAAAAAAACATTACACGTTGATTTAAAAAATAATTTTGAATCAACTATCAAAGATGTAGAAAAATTCTTCCCAGTAAAAGAAGATGCTACTAAAACATTTAAAACAAAAATAGATGAATTAAATAAAAAACATGGTGTTAATGATGATCTAAATGGTAAAAATATAATGAGTCAATATGAACACATAAAAAAAATGAGAGATTCCAATTTAAGTATACCTCAAGAAAAAATATCAAATAGACATGATTTTAATCAAAAATTTGAATCAAAAAAAGAAACAGGTTCTTTTGATAGTAATATTATTCAGGTAAATTCAAATTCTAGTTTAGGAACTTATCAAACAACAGATGCTTTAGTAAGTATTAATGATTATTCAAAACTATATGCAGAAGATACTGTATCAACAGGAAATTATACTAGTTTAGACATGGCATTTAAAATTCAAAAAATAAATTCTAATGTATCAGAGAAATCTTTAAAAGAAAGAATGGAAGAATATAAAAGCCAATCAAATTTATATAATATAAGAAAACCAAGTGATTTTTCTTCTAAAAAATTTGATGATTGGTCTAATGCTAAATAAAATTATCTAATTTTAAATATCTTGATTTAAAAATTCACAAGCAGTTTTATATCCGATTTCAAACATATATTTTTTTTTTTCTTGTGTAGCATCAAGAATTGATAATAATTGATCAGTGTATACTATTTTAATAATATTTTTATATTTATAATTTAAATTTTTTTGACTAATTATATTTGCAATAACATTTGTACATGCTGTTAATATAGATTGTATTGAATTTATTTCAAAACTATTACAATTATTAGTATAAATACCAAATGTTTTATCTTTTGGACAATAATTTATAGGAAAATTATTGACTAATCCACCATCTACATATACTGAATTATTATATATAACTGGTGTAAAAATAATAGGAATAGATATAGATATTCGAAGAGCAGTAATTACAGACATATCAGGAGATGTATCAACACTAAATAATTCTTCTTGACATTTAGTTAAATTTGTTCCAACAATTAATATTTTTTTTTGTATTTTATTAAATAATTCTTTAAATGTAATATCTTTCACATTTAATTTTAATTCTAAAAATTTACTAAATAATAACTTAACTTTTTCACCATTATTAATACCAAATTTTTCTATTAAATTTATACAATCTATTTCTTCATTTAATTTAAAAAAATTAAAAGTTATTATAAATTCTTTTATTTCTTCAATACTAACTCCTAAAATTAAAAAAAAAGTTATTATACTTCCTATAGAAGCACCAACGTACATATCTATTTTATTTAATTCTATTTTATTATGTTCAATTAATTTTTCTAAAACGCCTATAAAACATAAACCTCTAACACCACCACCACTAAGACATAAACACGTAATATCATCATTTAATGGTTCTAAAGATTTTTCTGTTAAATTATCTAATGTTTTTTCAGATGGTTCTATAGATTTTTCTGTTAAATTATCTAATGTATTTTCCGATGGTTCTATAGATTTTTCTGTTAAATCTAAAGTTTTCTCAGATGGTTCTATAGATTTTTCTGTTAAATTATCTAATGTATTTTCCGATGGTGTTAAAGATTTTTCTGTTAAATCTAAAGTTTTTTCAGATGGTTCTATAGATTTTTCTGTTAAATTATCTAATGTATTTTCCAATGGTGTTAAAGATTTTTCTATTAAATCTAAAGTTTTTTCAGATGGTTCTATAGATTTTTCTGTTAAATCTAAAGTTTTTTCTGTTAAATCTAAAGTTTTTTCTGTTAAATCTAAAGTTTTTTCTGTTAAATCTAAAGTTTTTTCTGTTAAATCTAAAGTTTTTTCTGTTAAATCTAAAGTTTTTTCAGATGGTTCTATAGATTTTTCTGTTAAATCTAAAGTTTTTTCAGATGGTTCTATAGATTTTTCTGTTAAATTATATAAAGTATTTTTAGACATAAAATCTAAAGAAATATTTTTACTTTCGTTCAGCATTATTTTTTTCTAGATTATTTTAATGGTTAAAGCGAATAATTTAATTAAAGAACAGCAAGTTCGTGAAGAAAGAAAGAAAATAACTTTTAATAAAATTTTTTTAATAATAGAAAAAAAAATAGTTTTAGCAAGTGCTGGTAATAATTATTATTGTTGGTATTTAATCCCATCATTCATTATTGGATTACCAATGTATTCATTACAAGAGTGTAAAGATTATATTGAAATCAAAATTAACAATAATGGGTTTGAAACAGAATTTTTTGAACCAAATATTCTTTTAATTAAATGGTTTCCAAAAGATGATTCTAATGATAAACATAAATAATAAATACTTTAGTTTTTTTCATTTTTAGTTACAGAATTAACTAAATTAAAAAATAACATTATACAAACACCTACTAAAATTAAAACAACAATATCTTTATTAGTATCTAAAATTTCAGAAAACTTTTCTAAAATTTTTGGACTATATCTATTTTTAATTATTTTTTGACAATGTTTGCAAGAATTTAAATGCAAAAAAAAATCATTACAATTATTAATTTTTTTTACATGTTCTGTATGATTTTCATCTGACGAAAAATTTTCTAAAGTCTTTTTTAAAGGCTTTTCTAAAGTCTGTATTGGATTATTAGAATCATTATATCTACAATTGTATTTTTTATACTGATTTGTGATATAATCATTCTGCCCCCAAGCTTCTTCTATGGAACAATAATTCATAGTTTATAATACTATTGTAATATTCTAGATTTAAATTATTATTTTAATTTTATTTTTATTTTAAAAAAAAATCTAAATTTATTTAATATGAACTTGGATTTTTTAGATAATAAATATTTTTTTGCTGTTTTTTCTATTTTAATGCTAATGTATGCTGCTCAAATAAGACAACCATTACCGCAATTTATGATGGATTTGTTCCAAAATCCTATTTTTCGAATAGCTATTTTATTCTTAATATTAGTAAGAGGATATAAAGACATACAATTCTCTTTAATTGTATCTGTTGCTTTTATATTAATAATGAATATAGTTAATGAACAATTATTCAAAGAATCTTTTGAAGATACTACAACTGATATAATTGCACAACAAAATACAACTGATATAATTGCACAACAAAATACACCTGGTATATTTGCACAACAAAATACAACTGATATAATTGCACAACAAAATACAACTGATATAATTGCACAACAAAATACAACTGATATAATTGCACAACAAAATACAACTGGTATGATTGCACAACAAAATACAACTGATATAATTGCACAACAAAATACAACTGATATAATTGCACAACAAAATACAACTGATATAATTGCACAACAAAATACAGATGAATGTTATATGATACAACAAAAAATGAATGATATTAAAAAATGTCAGGAACAAAATAATTTATTAGACTGTTCAAATGAAACAGATATTAATAAAGAAATATGTGAGAAAAATAATGACGAGATTACAGGGTTAACAGCAACATTAGGTCGTAAAGAATACAGTACATCTTTGAAATTAAATGAAAAATGCAAAGGTAAAAATATGATTAATAATAATAATACATCTGTTCCTCTTTTTTGTAAAAATATTTAGATTACTCTAAATATTGCAAAAATATTATATTTAGCATGCAGTAGATTTTATA